AGAAGGCGATCTCGCTTCACCTGAGACCGGATCAGCACTTGGATTGATCGTCGGTTTAGACCTTCGAGAGGATGGACTCTATGCGGTTCCAGCCTATAACGAGAGAGGACTTGATGTCGTCTCAAGGGCGGGCGGCGTTCTATGGAGTTCTCCCGAGTATCTCCAAGGCGAGATCTTCTCAAGAGCGGGTGGAGCCAAAGTCGGCGACGCTCAATTATTAGCTATTACTTTAACACCTCGACCGGCTCAAGATCATTCGACTATTGACCGGATAACACTATCGGAGGAACGATACATGGACGATCTTAATGAGATGTCTGTTGAGGATCTTCGCTCGTTGGTTGCCGCTAAAGACGCGATGATCAAAGAGCTTGAAGATCGATTGAACGAGATGACCTCGGACACCGAAGCGGCTCTGGCTGAGACGGACGAAGAGGAGACTCAAGACGAGGAGCTCACCGAAGAAGCTCCACAACTCAAAGCCGAAGACGACGAGGAGGAGGACGAGACCAAGTTAAGCGAAGTCTCAACAGCTCCTTCTATGCTCTCGGAGATCCAAGCTTTGAGAGAGTCAAACAAAAAGCTCAACACTCGACTCAAGAAGATCGAGCAAGAGAAACATAATGTTGAGCGATCAAGTGCGGTCAATGTCCTCCTTCGAGAAGGTCGAATCGCTCCCAATGAAAAGATCGTCGCCGGTAAAGCTTACGATCTCAAAGACGTTCAACCTGAATTTTGGAAGATGTTCTCTGAGCGTTCGACCAATTCAGTTGTGCCAATGACCGAGATCGGTCACGGAGCTTCAGCGGCTGAACTTGATAAGGCCGGCCTTGATGCAAAAATCAAAGAGCTCGCGTCAACTAAATCAATCACATACTCTCAAGCGTTGAGTGAGTTTAGAGCCGACAACGCGGAGACATACAACCGAGTTTTTGGAGTTAAACGATGAGTATTAATATCGTAAATTCATTCATTGCGGCCGGAGCTATTACTGAGTTCGCGGCTGTTAAGATCGACGCGGCCGGTAAGGTCGTTGTCGCTACGACTGGAACCACTTCAACAGTTGTTGGAGTCGCTCAACGTGCGGCCTCAACTGGAGACGCGGTCGACGTGGTCATATTCGGAGAGACAAAGATGATCTCTGATGGAGCTCTAACATTCGCAACGACTCCTCGCCTCAGTGTTACGACGGCGGGCAATGTTGAAGCGGCGGCGGCGGCTGATTATCCAGTCGCTCGCGTCATTCCAAACATCAATCAAATCTCATCAGCGGCTGGCGAGCAGATCAATGTTCTGTTCCATGGTCCTGCTTCAATATTTTAAGGGGTGACTAATGGCATCTTCATATTCTAACATTCATCCTGTTGACGCGATCCTCACGAGTCTCGTTCAAGAAGCGGTTCCAAGTGACGATCAACTCATCGCCGATAAGGTCTTTGAAAAGATCACCATCCCAGAGAGAAGCGGAACACTCCTTCAAGAGGCGAGCCGAAACTTTATGGGAGCGGGTGCGGCTCTTGACTTAGAGAGAGCACCGGGAGCCGGTCGAGCTTCGATCGGTGGCTTTGATCGGTCATCATCTACCTTCAAGGCTTTGATCTATTCCGCTAGCGATTCAATCGCGATGGAAGATATCGTAGATTCTCAGTTCCCCGGCGGTGAAGAAGCTCGGATCGCTCGCAAGACTGCTCGCGTAATGAAGTTGGCTCGCGAGGTGAGAGCGGCTAGCCTTCTCTTCGGCACTGCGAACTTTAACAATAACAACTGTACTGCTGAGTTCGGTGGTAAATTCAACGCGGCGGCGGCTACTCCTTTGAGTGATCTCCATACGTTGAAGGATACTGTCTTCGAGGCGGTCCATGGAATCAGCCCTGATACTCTCGTCTTTGGTCGAACTGTATTCCGCGAGCTCGCACGTAACCCGGAGATACGCGGTTATGTTGGAACGTCTTCCGCCGGTATTGCATCCGGCAACCTCATCTTAAATGATGAAGCGGTGATCTCTGTTCTTCGTGATGTGCTCGGTATTCCGAACATCATGGTTGGACAAGCTCGACGAGATACAGCTGCCCCCGGACTCGCCGCGAGTGAGTCATATATTTGGACCGGAGACTCTCTCTTCATGGGTATCCTCCATGGTTCAGACGCGATCGTTCAGAAGACAGGCAACGTCAAAGCTATGCCAGTCGCGGCGGTTGACTTCGAGTTTAGTACTATGGTCTCAGGAACCTATGATTCATTAGACGCTACTCGCCGTTATGTTTGGGCTGAAGAGGTTCACACCTATCAAGCTCTTAACGCGAGTTATGGTCGAATCATTACTGACTGCCTATAAGCTCTTGAGGATTCGCGTTGTTCTATGGTCACCATCATTCATACTCAGAAAAGCCGGACGCTGATAAAGAGGCGATCGACGATTTAACACGTCAAGCCAAAGATCAGACAGGCGTGATGGCGACCTTGACGCGAGCTCGCGTTGAACAACTCAAGGCAGAGATCCAAGCGGAGCGAGCCTTTTCAAAAGGTCTTGATCGTTCTCAGAAACAAATACTAAAGACGATCAACGCCGCCTTGGAGATCTCCTCCCCTTCCGCTCTTCTCAATCTATCGCCTCCCGAGTTCTCTTCTTTATTATTAAATGGAGGACTCGGAGAAGCGATCGATGGATATATTGATCAACAGAATCGAATCATGAAGAGCATTGATAAAGTCATGGGTGCGACCGCTCCCGAGTTTCAAATGAATAGTATTGAAGCTCAATCGGCGGCGATTCAAACACAGAATGTTTCCGCGATCTTCGACGATCTGATCGTTCCTGATATTTCAGCGGCGGTCAAAGCGGGATTAACAGACATCATGCTATTCGTTCCAGTTGAAGTCGCGATGTCTAACATGGCGACCAAGATGAAGAGCTCACGAGGCGGACAACTCAACGCGATCAAAACTAAGATCTCCCAATATGGAAGATCATTGACAGCGGTCGCGGCGGAGGCGGCGGGTCTGGATAACTATTTATTCACCGGTCCTCGGGATGGAATCACGCGGAAGTTCTGCCGAGCTCTCGTTGATCTCGTTGTAGATGAGAAACAGATGAGCAAGCTCGACAACGGCCAAGGGTTATCCGTCAAGACATCGTGCGGCGGATATAACTGCAGACACTCTTGGTCGCCGGTGAGCGAGGGATTCATCCGAGCGGTGACCATGGTCAAGAAAGCTAAACCGAGAGACATCGCCAAGGCGAACGCGGGAGCGAGATAATGAGAAAAGCGATCACATCAAAAGACTGTTTGTTTCAATGGAACACACCTCTCCCGATTAATGGGATACCGATATTGAGTTGTAACACTCATGACTATGTGATGAATCAAACTCGACTACCGGTGGCGGTGACCGCGATCGCGAGCGACCGAAGAACATTGACCATCGCTAATCAACCGGTCTCCCTCCAAGCGGATCAGCTTCGAGGATTTCTATTGACCGGCGGAGACGCTTTCTTCTCAGTGAAGATCGTTCGCTTGGTTGGTACAACGGCGATCTTGGCGGAGCCCTTGCCGCGTGAGATTGACTTGACCGCTCCCGCTTCTCTTGAGTTCGCCTTGTGGTATGCGACTGTCACAGTAGCACACACAACAGGCGTCTCAGGATACTATCCTTGGGAGGTGAATTATGTAGCCGACCTTGGACAGTCGACAGATAACCAAATAGAAAAGGGTACGATCAAGGTCACGCCGCGTCCATTCGACACCGGACTAGATCATGATTCGCTTGTATCCATATTCGCGAACCTCGCTGATATGATCCCAAGGAGACAGCAAGATCTAACTCCTCAAATCAATGCGGCTCTTGAAGAGATCATCCTTGTGATTCGAGATCACGTCATCCCTCAAAGCGTAACCGAAGATGAGGTCTTCAATCCTGAACAATTCAAATCAGCTCATGCTTACTGTTCAGCGGCGAGAGTCTATGAACAGAATCTACAACTGGATGCATCCGATCAGATGATGAATCGTTGTAAGGAGTTGATAGATGTCGCTCTTCGTTCGGTGTCTCTTGACCTCGATGGAGATGGTATCGTTGATGAAGGAGAGACGAACCTGAGAGAGAGCGGCGGGAGCTCCAGAGACTTCCGAGCATCATGGAGCTCGTATACTAAATCAAGTTATGATTCTTCATTTGTTCCTAAGCGTGGACAGAGACATTGATATGACTACAACCTCTCTCAAGCTCAACCTTCCGAAGGACATTTGGACGGCTAAAGATACTCTTCGACTGGCACAGAACACGCTCGCGATGATTAAATT